AGTGATGCAGTAGAAGATACATCTACTAACTGGCTTGTACCATCTGCAACTACTTTTGCATTAAATCAAACATTTGGTAATGCAAATACAAGTGGTAGACAATATATTGCTTACTGTTTCCACGATATTGCAGGGTATCAAAAACTTGGAAGCTATACTGGAGCAACATCAGGAGTAACTGTAAATGTAGGTTTTAAACCTGATTTTATTATGATTAAATCATCAAGCAATGTAGAAAATTGGGCAATACTTGATACAAGAAGGGGTAGCAAAAAAGTTATAAATCCAAATAGAAGTAATGTAGAAGGTGATAGTTCATTAAATACTTTTACGATATCTGATACAGGATTTTCATTCCCTGAACAAAGTATAGCTGATGCAATGTTAAATGAAAATGGATATGAATACATATACTGGGCAGTAGCTAAAAATGTACCAAGCAATACAACTCTTGAAAATAGCTTTAAAGCAGTAACATATACTGGGAATGGTGGTACACAATCAATAACAGGAGTTGGCTTTAAACCTGATTTAGTTTGGATAAAAGGTAGAAATTTTGCTGACAATCATAATATTGCTGATACTGTAAGAGGTGCAACAAAATTTGTATTTCCTAATTTGACTTCACAAGAATTTACAAATAGTGGTTATTTAACTTCTTTTGATTCTGATGGATTTTCGTTAGGCAGTGATGGTTCAATTAATGGAAATTCTAATACATTTGTATCTTGGTCTTGGAAAGCGGGTAACAATTGGGAGTCTAATACTGATGGTTCAATAAACAGTTTAATTAATGCAAATACTGGTAATGGTTTTAGCATAGTAAAATGGGAAGGAACGGGGGCTCAAGGAACAATTGGACATGGGTTAAATTCCGCTCCCGAAATGATAATTTCAAAAAGATTAGATTCTGCTAATAATTGGAGTGTGTATCATAAAGATTTAAGTTTAAGTCATTCTACATACCCTAATTGGTTGTATTTAAATTTAGGAAGTTCAGAACAAAATAGTGCATCAAGTGCAAATCACCCTTATTATGCAAGACCATCAGCTACAGTAATATATCAAAACACAGGTACAAGCGAAAGTACAAATGTAAGTGGAGGTGATTATATATCTTATTGTTGGACATCTAAATCATCATTTAGCAAGTTTGGAAGTTACTCTGGAAATGGAAGTACAGGACAAACTATAACAACAGGATTTCAACCTGACTTTGTAATGATAAAATCTTCAAATAATGGTTCAGATTGGTATATGATAGATTCTGTAAGACCTAATAATAAGTTTTTAGTTGCAGATGGTAATGCTTCTGAATATACTGCAAGTGATACTCATACATTTGTATCAACAGGTTTTACATTATCAGGTGAATCATTTAATAATTCAGGTTATGATTGGATATATATAGCATTTAAAATGAATTAAGATGGAAGGATTTAAACCAACAATAATAGGATTAGGAGTTTATATAGTAAGTATGACACAGATAAATGAAGCACTACAAGCACTCTTAATTATAGCAACGTTGGTTTATACAGTCATCAAGACAATACAACTTTTAGATGATTTTAACAAAAAATAAATTATGGTAAGAATATTAAGATACATAGCAAATAAGTTAGAGAAATTTAATATTGCAGTTGCTAAAGGCTGGAACAAATGGCTTGGTAAATTAAAGATGTAATTAATGTATAATGAAATCTTATTTTAAGTATAGTGAATTTGACTCGCCTGACTTTCCTGATAGTGGTCATAATATGGATCCAACTTTTCTTCGCATGCTCAACCATGCACGTCAAATTGCAGGGATACCATTCAGGATTAATTCAGGATTCAGAACTGAAGAACATAATGCAAAAGTGGGAGGAACAGAGAATTCATCACATCTACGAGGATTCGCTGCCGATATACATGCAACATCCAGTACAGCAAGATACGAAATACTATCAGCACTTATCAAAGCTGGATTCTATAGGATAGGAATTGCAAATACATTTATACATGTAGATTCAGATCCTAGTAAAACACAAAAAGTAATTTGGACATATGCTTAAACTATTAAAAAGATTATTAGGTTTTCAAGACAAAGCAGACATAGGTGGTCTGGGTATGGAAATAAGAGAACTTATTAAAGGAAAAGAGATAGATCCACAACAATTAATAGAACTACAATCAGAGATAAATAAAGTAGAAGCACAGCACAGAACAATTTTCGTAGCTGGATGGAGACCTTTCATTGGGTGGGTTTGTGGAGTGGCATTAGCATACAATTTTGTATTAAGAGATTTATTGATATGGTTTTTAGGACAAGAGCAAGTTCCACCAGCATTACAAATGGAACATTTAATGACAGTATTAATAGGAATGTTAGGACTTGGAGGAATGAGAACGTTTGAGAAACTAAACAACAAGTCTAACTAATATGTCAATAAAATTAAAACCTTCTACAAAGGAATATAAAAGAGATGCAAGAAACAAGATAATTGGAAAACAATACACTTGGAAACATCATCCACCTTGTAGTTTTAAAACTAAAGAATTGATAACAATGTATAATAATTCTACTTATAGTAGAAAAAAACATTTAATTCTTAAAGAACTAAACAGAAGATCTGTAGAGGTGTAAATCCTATAAAGGACAAGACGAGAGAAGAGAGTATTAACATCTTCTGTTAAAAACAAAATTAACTCATCTATTTACTTTTAAAAAAAAAGTGAATAACTTTGGTGGGTTAGTGGGAATTAATGTATAACAATTTTTAATAAATTAATATTTAAATATGGATGATATAAGAAGATTAGCAGATAAAATAATAAGTGATTTTAATTTAACTGTTAAAGATAGAACAGATGAACTGTTAAAATTGGATGCAATCCAATATACTAATCTTGGTTTAGATTCATCTAAAACAGAAAAGAATGAAGTAAAAGCTAATTCTAAATACATCTATAAACAAATAAAAGAAATAGATCCAGAGTCTGGTAAGATTCTAATAACAAGTATGGACAAATAAAAATGCCTAGAAAACCTAAACGAAAGAACTTAATAAAGAAACTAGATACTGTATTCTCTAAATACATTAGACAACGAGATGCAGATCCTGAAGGATATTGTAGATGTGCTACATGTGGAGAAGTCCATCATTGGACTAAAATACAAGCAGGTCATTTTATTTCAAGAAAACATTATGCTACAAGATGGGATGAACAAAATGTTTATGCACAATGTGTAGCGTGCAATGTCTTTAGATATGGGGAACAATATAAGTTTAGTTTATACATTGGTGAAAACTTGTCAAAAGAACTTTACGAAAAAAGCAGAACAATTACTAAATTTACAGACATAGAAATTATGGAAATGATTGATGATTATAATGATAGAATAAACCAATTTTCTTTTCATTAGTGAAACTTTTCTAGTTTTTATTGTTCTTTGTTTAAAGGAGGGATTAAGTTCCCTCTTTTTTTTTAAACATATTTTATTAACATTTTATTATAATATTTAATTATTTTGTTTAACTTTATATTATGATTGAATTACATTACATAGAACTACTTAAACAAAAGCAAGAAGAAATAGATAAATTAAGATCTGCTTTATTTGAAATACTACAAGCTGACTTTTTAAGTAAACAAGATAAACAACTAATAATAAATAATTTTTTTAAAGATGACAAAGACAACTAGAATTACTCAAACACAAGATTCTATTAGTAAACAAGGAGCTGTAGATAGAGCTACCGAAATAGCACTTAATCCTGTATGGAGAAATGCTACCGATAAAGAGAAACAACAAATACTAGGAGACATAAGTCTAATAGGAAAGTATCTCTACTTCGAGAAGAATTTGTTGCCAACAACAGAGGACTATAAAATGTTATATAATATAAATAAAAAATAAATATGGAATTAACAGGTACAATTAAATCAATAGGAAGTTTAGAAACTATTAAGCAGTTAAAGAAAAAAACTGTATTAGTAGAGACTGCTGGAAAATATCCACAAACAATACCAGTAGAATTTTTAAATGATAAAATTGATTTAGTAAACAACTTACAAGTTGGGCAAACAATTAACGTAGGAGTTAATTTAAGATCTAACGAGTACAAAGGTAAATACTACATAAACGTTACAGGATGGAAAATAGTTAATGCTGTTGCAGAAACAACATCAAACGCACAAATGCCAGACGTAAACGATAATCTTCCATTCTAATGATAGTAAACTCTTCTAAAATATTTGAAAAACTTTTAGATATTAAACACGGAAGAGTTAAGGAAGGTTTAAAAATAGGAGTTCCAGACATAGACGAATACTTACGATACAAACAAGGCAATTTTAATTTATTAATTGGTCATGCTAATGTTGGTAAAACAACTGTTATATTGTATTTGTTCGTCATATGGGCTCTTAAACACAAAAAGAGGTTTTTAATCTGGTCTTCAGAAAACACACCTCAATCAATTCAAAGAAAAATAGTAGAGTTTAAAATGCGTAAGCCTATTACAAAGGCAGATGACGCAGAGATAAAAGACGCTTTAGAATGGTCAGATACTTATTTTAAGATCATTGATGTAGAAGAACTTTACACATATAAAGAATTACTTCAAGAAGCAAAAGACATTAAGGATGCTTGGGATTATGATGCTATACTAATAGATCCATACAACTCTTTAATAAAAGACAAACAACTATATAAAGAAGTAGGAGGTCATGAATATGACTATCAAGTTAGTACAGAATTTAGATTGTTTGCTAAAAGAAACAACATAACATTATTCTTAAATGCTCATGGAGTAACTGAAGCATTAAGACGTATGCACCCTAAAGGACATGAGTATGAAGGATTGCCAATGCCTTTAAACATTGCTAGTGTTGAAGGAGGGGGGAAGTGGGGAAACCGCTGCGACGATCTGATCTGTATTCATAGATACACATCTCATCCAACAGACTGGATATACTCAAACTTATTAGTTTTAAAAATAAAAGAAATGGAAACAGGAGGAAGATGCACACCGTTTGATGAACCAATAAAATTAAAGATGGAAAAGAATAATATTGGTTTTACTTTTATGGATAAAGACTTATTAGATAAAAACAAAAAAGAATTATTATTTTGATACTTATATCTCTATTAATATTAACAACAATATTTGTAATGATTGGTCAATACAAACATGCAGATATTTATATTGCATTAATAAAAGGCTTCATGATAGGAGCATTATTTCACAAAGAACAATATGATGATGGATATGATGAATACACTTTACAGTGTGTCATAGGATTTATAAATGTTACAGTGAAATGGGAAGAGCAGACTGGTTAGAGATAGTAGCAAGACAACATAAAGAATGGATCAGAATAGTTAATGGTTTTGGTGAATATGATTATGCAGAAGACATTGTACAAGAAAGTTATTTAATATTATATAAATATGCTAAACCAGAAAAGGTTATTGAAAATGGTATTATTCGTAGGGGTTATATGTATTTCACTTTACGAACTACTTACTACTTATACTATAATAGTAAGCGAAAAGTTAGGAAAGTTTCTATTGATGATGGAGTACTTCAGTTAGAAGATCATTCGGATTTAAGAGAACAAGAAGCGTATAATTATATATGTCAAAAAATAGATGAGGAAATAGAGGACTGGCATTGGTATGATAAAAAGCTTTTTGTTTTATATAGAGATACAAATATGAGTATAAGAAAGATTGCAGCAGAAACAAAAATAAGTTGGGTAAGTATATTTAATACTTTAAAGAATGCAAAAAACATATTAAAAGATAAATTAAAAGAAGATTACGAAGATTACAAAAACGAAGATTATGAACGATTATAATAAATTTAAAGCCAATTTTGAATATCAACAAAAAGTAGCCGCTAAAGGATTTGGTGATACAGTTGAGAAAATAACTAAAGCAACAGGAATAAAAAAAGTTGTAGATACCGTAGCAGAAGCATTAGACGCAGACTGTGGATGTGATAAAAGAAAAAAGAAACTCAATGAATTGTTTCCTTATAGGATGCCAGAGCTTTTTACAGAACAAGAATTTTTATATCTTCAAGATATATTTCAAGAAAAAAAGAACAATATAACAGAATACGCACCAAAAATGTTAGAGATATACAATAGAGTTTTTAAAGACAAAAAACAACTTACTAATTGTAGTCCTTGCTTTGTTGGACAAGTGTATAATAAACTAGAAGCAATTTACAATGAATACAAATAAAATGGAATTAATCAAAGAATTAGAATACGTTACAAACTACGAGACCCTCGGAAATAAATTAATTCAGTGGGGTAAAGAGTCAAACAACGAAGACATAAAACTCTGTAAAGGATGTTTGGCAGAGATAGGAATATATGTTGCACATCTTGAATACGAGAGAAGAACATATGAAAAAACTATAGAGTCATATAGATCAGACAAGATAAGAGCTCTTAAAAGAGCAAGAAGAGTAGAGACAGAACTCAATGAAGCTAATAAGATTGTTATAAAATATAATAAGGCAAAAAAGCTAGGACTATGAGTAAGCATAAAGAAAGAAAAGAAATGCCAGTATTTACTGGAGTGTTGAAGTATTTTCCTAGAGCACTTAAATATGTATCAAAGATTAGTTACATAGGGAACCAGCAACATCATCCAGACAAACCTCTGCATTGGGATAAGAGTAAATCAACAGACCAACTAGATGCTTTAACTAGACACCTAATAGACCACACTACAGAACCTATTGATGATGATGGAATGTTACATCTAGGCAAGGTAGCATGGAGAGCTCTTGCTGCATTAGAAGACCAATTAGAAAAAGGAGAATGATATGAATAATACAATAACACTACTTAACGGAAAACAATATTCACCAGAAGATCTAATTCCTAAAATGGATGACGATAAGTTTTACTATGGAGAACTAGGTAGAACAGCATTGAGTTCATCATCAGCGAAATACTTACTAGATAGTCCTAAAGCTTACGCTAGAAGTTTAAATTTTAAATCAGACAACCCAGCTTTTAAAGCAGGAAGGCTTATACATTTAGCAGCATTAGAACCAGATAAGGTAGATAGTCTTGTGCACATAGTAGAAGTACAATCAGCAAGAACAAAAAAATACACAGAGAAAGTAGCAGAGATAGGATCAGACGAATTTGTATATACAAGAAAAGACTATGACAAAGCAATGTATACAGTAGACGCTTTACTACAGAATGATCTGTGGCAAAGAATGACAAGAGGAGCAAAGTTTGAGATACCAGCTATTGGAATGTTACATGGTTATCCCTTC